AACGCACCCAGTGCAAACCCTGCGGCGGATCATCTTATTGCGAACATAACCTGTTTCGTAGCACGTGTATCATCTGCACACCAGAAGTGGCATGTCAGCATTGTCGTATGGTTTATGTGGGCGGAGTTCTTTCCCGATGGAAACCCTATTGTTTTCGGTGCCATTGTGTCCTCCACCCAGACGAAGAGATTCCGCGACGATTTCGCTTGAAAGAGCATGTCATTGTAGAGGCAATCAAAGATGTTTATGGATCAACCCTTACGATCATTTGCGATAAGAAGATTGAAGGAGGATGCTCTCAGCGCCGACCGGATCTCTTTATCGATCTCGGATCTCACTGCGTAATCATTGAAGTGGATGAGAATCAACATCGTCAGTATTCCTGTGAGGAGAAGCGAATGATTGATCTGTATGAAGATATTGGATTTCGTAAGGTGGTATTTCTGCGGTTTAATCCTGATGCCTACCACATAGGGGGTATGCGACATCCATCTCCCTTTTCCTTCACAGAAACAGGATCTCTTTCGGTGGATCAAAAGGAGTTCGATCATCGGATGCGCCTCTTGAATGAGCGTATTCAAGTATGGAAAGAGAAGGAACCGAGTGAGCAATGGACTGTCGAATATCTCTGTTACAATGTGGATGCGTAAACTTGTGTGTTACAAACTTACGTATCTTCATAGAAGATGTATCATATTCTTTCTTTTTCAATGGGATTGGTTACGCCGATTTGATTGTCATAATGTAATCATTGCAACCTTCTGGCATAATACGAATTTCATATCCTAACGACATGATTTCTTTAAACACATTGGTTTGTGCCACCTCTTGTAGTTGATAGGTTTCAATGAGAATGGTAGGTTTACAACGTTTGATTAACTCAATACATCCTTCTAATACTTGAATTTCCATATGCTCCACATCGATTTTGATAAGACTTACCTTTTCAAAATGAAAATAATCAAGTGGAACAATATGAATAGGAAGGCTATTGTCATTATTTTCTAACGTGCGTATGATGGAGACCCCTCCAAAGTTGATATTTTCCAATAAATGAATGGGTTTAATTTTTAACGTTTCTATTTTATTTCCTACACCATATGGATAGACGGTCACACGATCCGTTAACTGATTCTCTATAACATTTTGTAACAAGATATCGCTGTAGATGGGTTCAAAGGTAAATACTTTACAGTCTTTTGATAATACTTCACTCATCAACAGGGTGGTTGTTCCAATATTACCGCCCAAATCGATGATATTGGTATGTTCCACATAATGCTGTTTAATATAGTTAAACATCCATTCTTCCCAGTAACGTCCATGTTTTAGAAAGTGTCCAATACAATTGTCACTTTTAATGTAGGTAATCATTTTGTTTCTTAAATATACCTTTTCTAATACATTTTCAGCGTATACATGGTCGAATTTTGTTTTTGGTAAAAACACCGACATTATATATCTATCAATATGGTGATCTTTAGGTGTGGGGATGGAGTGGACTTGACACCCCTCTCTCATGGAGTGGACTTCATTCTACACCTCTCCATAAGAGATATAGTAATTTTGTGTCCGCTCTACGGGAGAGGGGTGTGGGGAAACGAAGTGTCCCCACGAGGGTTTAAAAACCCCCTTCTGATACCGTGTAACGGACATGAGTGATAGCGCATTTTTTAAGGTGAAAAATTCAAAGCGTAGCAACCCTGAAGCGCGAACCACCTTAGATGCCATCCATCATCAGCGTATTCAGCAGATGGCGGAACAAAAAGATAACATCGGTGAATTCAAAGAGGAACTCGCACAACTCAATGAGAAGATTGCACGTGCCACCACCGATATGGAATTGTGGAAACTAGAGCGAGATAAGGAGCGACTCGAGAAACGAATCAAAACCATTGAAGACGGGACCGATGTCATGGATTATTACCTACGAACAGGTGATATCCTATACAATTACTACGACATTCAGGATCAAATTCAACAGGGCACTCAAACCTATTCTGCCAATAAAGCCAAACCAGGATCTATTTTAGCGATTCTGGAGGAGGTGGCATTAGAAGAGGGGAAGTCCACCGTCGTGGCGGATTCGGGAAAGAAGGGGTTTCAACGGAATCAATTGCTCAATGACTATTTACAGTTGGAGGACCCCTCGATGGCCCGTATGACAGTAGAAGAATATGATGATCCGTGGACACAATGTGAACACTGTGGAAGTGAGATGATCATGTGTCTGAATGAAGCAAATCTTACATGCTCCACGTGTGGAAAGCAGGAATTCATCCTCGTAGACAGTGATAAGCCCTCCTACAAGGATCCGCCGCGTGAGGTCTGTTATTATGCCTATAAGAAGATCAATCACTTCAATGAATGGTTGGCACAATTTCAGGCCAAGGAGAGCACGGAGATTCCGTCGGACGTCTATGATGCCATTTTAGTTCAATTGAAGAAGGAGCGAATGACCAATATGGGGACCTTGAAACCCACCAAACTTCGCGAGATTCTGCGAAAGATGAAATGCTCCAAATATTATGAGCACATCCCCCATATTATTAATCGCCTGAATGGCCAACATGCCCCCTTTATGTCACGGGAAGACGAGGAGAAACTGCGTCATATGTTTCGCGAGATTCAACCGTCCTTTAAAAAGCACTGCCCAAAAGGTCGTCGCAATTTCTTGTCGTATGGGTATGTCCTCTATAAATTCTGTGAACTCTTGGAGATGGATGAATATCTGGCGTGCTTTCCGTTGCTGAAAAACCGAGATAAACTGTATTTGCAGGATAAGACGTGGCAATTGATATGCGAGGATATGCAGTGGCAGTATGTGCGAACGTGTTAAGGGTTCAGAGATTTTTTCGTTAGTAACATTAAAAATTGACAGATCACTACAAACTCAGAAAAGGTATTAGACGAAAAATAGGAGCCTAAAGAGTAGTGGAGTGAGATAGATAGGAACCATGGCGGAACAAATGGCACGTATCTATCGTCTTCTATGTGGAGATGGCCATTATTACATCGGAGCAACGATACAATCGTTGTCATTGCGCTTGAATACTCACAAGCATCTCTCCAAGACCACCTTGAACAAAATCTACACTCACCTGAATAAAGTAGGATGGGATCAGATCACCATCGAACTAGTAGAAGAATGTCTTTCTACCGAGAAAAAGGGTCGTTTGCAGCAGCACATTGATTCTCACAAGGATGATCCGCTTTGTTTGAACTATCTTGAACTGAATATGTATCGGCGTGGTAAGATCTACTCTATGAAAAGTGAGGATGGCCACTATTACATCGGATCCACTACACAATCTCTCTCTGCTTGCTTTCAGCATCACAAGGAAATTTCAAAAACGCACGATGCGCGTGTTTACGAATATTGTAAGCAAGTGGGATGGGATCACATTACAATGGAATTACTAGAAGAGTATCCATGTGATTCCAAGAAAGAATTAGATGAAAGAATGAATCACCATCTTCTCATGCATGAATTAGACTTTCTTTGTCTCAATCATGATTTAGATATGAGTGCAGAATTGGAAGCAATGCCGAATGATCATGCGGACCCCTTAGAGGATCCATATGATAGTGATGACTCTCTCGAGAACGGCGACCCAGAAGATCGCTATCAACATGGAAAGATATATAGACTGGTATGCGAGGATTCACACTTTTACATTGGATCTACCATTACTTCATTGGAAAAACGTTTGGGGTGTCATCTTTATGCAATTAAACATCGAATGTATGGTGGGAAATATGCTCATTTGTATACGATTCCTATCAATGAGATATACATTGAACTCATTGAACATTATCCATGCGATACGCAAGCACAACTGCGGAAGAGAGAAAATGATCATATTAGTCGTCATAAAGATCATCCTCTCTGTCTGAATACATATCGCGCCTATCGAGAGGAAGACGATAAGAAACGATATGATGCGGCATATTATAGAAATAATAGAGAATCCATAAAGAAGGCCCAACAACAATACTACGAAGAGAACCGAGAGAAGATCCGTGCCTATCATGTCCGATATTCCGAAGAGAACGCAGATCGGATCGCTGACTACCAAGCGTCTTACAAAGCCTCCCATCGCAAAGAACTTGCTGAAAAACAACGCGCCTATGCAAAGGAACACAAAGAGGAACTCCGTATCAAGCAGAAAGAATATCGCAACTCTCACAAGGAAGAAGTGAAGGCCTATTTCAAGAAGTATGCGGAGGAAAATAAAGAGGCAGTTGCCGCTAGAAAACGCGCATGGGCACAGCGAAAGAAAGAAGAGACAAAGGACGAGAGAGCAGAACAGAGTCGCATCAAACGTGAAGCACGAGAACAAAAGACTCAGCAACGAATCACACATGAAAATACAATTGTCACGTGTGAATGTGGAGGAACCTATCAGAATTATCGC